CGGATCATACTCCATTGTCAGCACGCCGAACATCTCGTCAACACCTGGGTTTGCCGGAACGTAACCTATCAGGACGTCCTTACCCCAAGTATTTCCTACTGATGCGGTTAAACCCTTGTTGTAATTACCTACACGGCCATTGGAAACAACAACGTTGAGTCCCTTAATCACTGGCGGGAGACCAACGAGTCTCTGCACTTGACCTTGGAAATCAGCCTGCATTAATTCCATACCGTACTGGTACTTCAACATTTCTCTTACCCAGCTCATTTTGGCAAGGTAAAGGGCTGCTTGGAAAGGAATTATGATCGTATTGGCTATCGCACCGCAACCATCATATATTGCTTTAACAGCGTTGAGGATGCTGGTTTCGGGATCAGGGTTGGAATCATCCCATTGAGCATTTGTAATGCTCTCAACATCTTCATACTGTGTAACGAGTGTCGGGTCTCTCAATACTGCAGCTACCCTTAACTCGTGTTTTAATTTTAATCTGTGAGTCAGCTTATTGGTTTCCCTCTGCTGAAGTTTGACAGGCTGTTTTGCATTTTGAGCTTCTTTATTTGTAATAACGGAACTCAACGCACGTCTCCTTGTTCTGTAAGAATAAGGAGTTCCAACAGCAAAGTCAACTTTATTGGAAGGAACACTTTCGGCGTCATCATTCATCTGCATGATCGCATCATCAGCGTCAACAAACACCTTGTCGCTGAAGTTCTCAACCGGCACTCTGGGGCAAACTTTGTCTGCAATCAGATTACCAGTGGGATAGCTTAATGCCAGATTAGTTAGATATTGGTCGTATCTTACAATACCCTTAGTACTCATACTCTATCCTCCTATAGTCTTGGCATTAAGTGGCGTAAGTGCCAATGTAATGCTTGCAAATTTCTACTGGAATGACTTGCCCAGCAACCCAATTCTGAGTAGCCACACCCAATATCCAAGCCCCAGCTTGCGAAGTATGTTTTGCACCCACACCCGCAGCACCTGCTGTGACTCTATCACCTCTTGATCCCGAACCAGTCATTTCAACATAAACTATACCGGAATACTTCATTTCGATCGGGTCATGTTCTTCGTAAGTAGCTTTTCCGTTTTCGGAAGCGTCACCACTTACACCCTCGAAGAAGTAGTTCTGGTTAGTAGCATGAATGACCTCGTCAGGATCAGTACCTGCTTTGAGGATTCTGTACGGACTTACAGCAGCACCCGCTTTCGCTGGAGCAACTTTTACATCACGTTCCTCAGTTCTACCTGCATTAAAAGCCATAATCTTCCTCCTTATGACCTGATCTCAATGCCCGCCTGAGTCAAAGCAGCATGTTGTGTCATGCCCTGCGCTACAAGCTCTCTTGTCCTGTCGGCGATCTTTTTAGTTTCGTCATCGGACTGAGCAGATAGCGAAGTCCTTGTCTGTTCGGTCATCTTGATTTTGTTAGGATAGTTCTTGAACAAGTCTGTAATGAAAGAAGAGATCGGTTTCTTGATCTCAATTTCCTTGTCATCGACTTTTTCAGAGAACATCACGACTTGATCTCCCTGTTCGGACATCAAGACTGGCTTGAACAACTTGATGACATAGGGCGGAACTCCATCGAGTCCAGCCTCTTTACAAATTGCATCAGCCGTTGATTTCTTAGATTCAAGCCTTGTGTCTTTAAAGCTCTCACTCAGCTTGGCCACAGCCTTGTCCTTCTCTACAAGTTGCAACCTAACAATGTTAAGTTGATCTTCGTATTTCTGGACTGCTGTACCCACTGCGTTATCCACAATGGATTGTACATCTGAAAGAGCAATCATATCACCGTCAGCTCTCTTGGAAACTATAGGAGTTTCTTCTTTCTTCTTCCCGATTGATTTGATCATCTCAGAGAATTTTGTCAGAAGACCCTCATTGTTCTTTTCAAGCTTTTGCTCAATGATCTGCTCAACATTTATGGTTTTATCATTATCGCCCATAAACTTTCCTCCGTCTTCTAATGATAAATTCCCCCTATAGCCAAGTCCCTGACTCATCGGCACGTCTACCACGTGCTTCATAGAAGGAATGTTGCTCAGAGCTACTGCTCTGATTATATTCTTTCCTGTCTCCCGCCAGTTTCTAACAAGCTCCGGTGAAAGACTGGTGAATAGCCTACCGCCAAATACCAAATCCTTGAGTTTGGATGGAATCTGTTTGATGTCAGCCACAACCCTACGCCCCTTTCTCCTGAAGTTGGAGAGTAGACCCAAATTTGGTAATTCTTCCCAAATGTCAACGTCTGCCATCTTGTACAGCTCTCTTAATATGAGCTGCTGATCTGAATGGCTAAGCTTAACATTTGGCTTGACCAATCCTTTATTAATTACTTCATTAGTCCATTTTGCGTAGTCCTCTAAGTCCTGCTCCGAGAACTGTAGTCCATAAGAGTTAGGATAATTGTTTAATACTTCAACCTCTTTTATCTCTGTGTAATCGCCAGAGAAGAGATCACTTATTAACTCTGACATCTTCATATCCTTATTCCCCTTATCTTCTTTTTTCCCAGTAAGAGGCTCATCAAATAACTCGTTCATCATCTCACTGGTCATATCTTCAAATTCGTCGCTATCAGTCATCTTTATTTCGTCATCCTTCACGAGCTGCCAGTCTCCCTGAGCGACTTTCTTATATTTCTTCCCATCCTTACGAGTTGAAATGTGTCCGATTGGATACCCCTTCACTGCTTTTTCGCTCTTTTCCTGCCCGATCTCCTCAAGGTAGATTGCACTTACATGCTTAGCATGAGAAACAATATCATTATCAAAGTAATCATCTTCTTTCTTTACTATTCTATATCTCACGTCTCTGGAAACAACAACTTCTTTTTCTTTGGGAAAACGTGAAAAACCCTGAATATCCACAGCCTGAGTGTTCTTCTCTATAATAATCTTTAAGTTGTATCCATCAGGCTCATATTCTCCATTCTTCTTAGAAAAAGAAGACATTGCACTAAGCTGAAATTCCTCCCCAACTATGGCCTTAGCATACAAGCCATTTTTATCCTCAACTCGTCTGCTAATCTCTCCTTTGTATTTGGGAGCAGTATCAATATATTCCTTCATTGTATGATATACATTACCAATTCTCGTACCTTCATATGTACTAATATCAAATCCTTTGTCAATCCCTCTAACTTGCTTCACTAAATCAGAATCACGAGTCCACTCATCTATATCCTTGAACTGCCTTTCATCTACTTTAACAGTATAATCACTCTCACTATCACCGCCACGAACTAAGACCTCATATGTAGAACCCATATTTATACCAAGAGGAGTAGCAATATATTCTTTATCTCCTTGGGCAAGCGGATTGTCAGCCTGTAATTCATCAAATTTATATCTTTCAGAGGATTGCAGTCCTCCCCCGCCCTTGGGAGCAAATTTCCCATTATCCCCTCTTGGATGTTCTTCCTCTTCCCAATCAGAAAATTTCTTCGGATTAAGTTCCTCGGCAAAAATCTGATTAAAGAGTTCCTGTAAACTAATTTCTACCATTATTTTTCCTATTTAAATAATAAATGGCTTTCTTTAATATCTTTATATCATCTTTTAAAAATCCAATCCCACTATTACATAATTGACAAAGTAATCCTCTAATTCTTCCATTTTTATGGTCATGATCAGTTATTAAAAATTCTTCCTGTTTTCCACAAATTGCACATTTACCATGCTGTTGCTGATATAATTTTAAATATTCATCCCATGATATATTATATTTCCACCTTAAATTCATTTTTCTATTAAAAATAGGATCTTCTTTAATCCTTCTACGATATGTAGCCTTTTCATTAAATTTCTTACGGCATTGAATACTACAATAGATTTGAGTATTATTTTTTTCTTTAAATTCTTTATTACAATTTTTACATATCATAAATTACTTCTTAACTTTATACGGAAGTTTCTTTCCTTTAGGAGTTTTCTCCTCAAATTCCTTTGCAAGCTCAGGTTCATTAATATGTAAGAAAGCTCTCTGGGCTTGACTTTTCATGGCCATCTTCTGAACATCATCTTCCTTACAATCACTCATGCACTGACCTTTCTTATGATCATCATTAAATTGATTTACCATTTTGTTATGGTCTTCCCTATCAGCTTGGAATCGCTGATTTCTCATGTCGTGGGGCGACATATTAATCTTTTCTTCCTTTTCGGGTTTCTTAGGCTTCCCAATCTTAGCAAATCCCTGTTGTCTTGTTTCACCTGATGTGCTCATATTGTTTCTCCTATTCTTACTAAATAAATAAATATCGATTTATTCTCAAATAAGTATTGCTACTGCTACAACTGTAGTCCATCCATCCTGCACCTCGGCAGACTTGGATATACTCATCGATTTAAAATTGTTGCTGCCCTTAATAGTGGACAGCATAATCTTGGCTATTTCTTCGGCTTCCTTGCCCGTTTCCTTTTCATTTTGACCGAAGCTATGATGTTCAGAGATGTAACCATAACCATTTCTATTATAAGCCGGTACGGAAATCTCTGCTCCATTCATAAGTCTACCAGTGACATTCTCCTTTTTCGCATGAAAGGCCACCCCTATAGCCGAAGAGATAAGCCTATTCTTTTCATTACTTTCACATCTCGACAGGACACAATGAACAATTGAACCTGTTGGAATCTGATCAAACTCCAATTTATCAAAATTCGGTATGACATTCGGCGGTAAAATACTGGATACCTGTACCAGATTAAACCCCGCAATCCCAGCATCCCTAAGAGCCATCTCAAATGATACGAGCTGTTTCTTTGCGCTGCCAACACCACAGGTTAATACGACTTTCTTCGGTTGATATATCATGTTAAGTTGATCCCCCAATCCTTTAGTCTATTTATCTCCTTCTGGGCTTCCTCGATAACATCGGGGAACATACCCAGATCATAACTTTTTACTTGTTCAACTATATCCTTAAGTTTGTCAACTGTCTCCTCAAGTGTATTGCCAAGAGCAACAACAGAACCAATCTCAGGAACATGATTACCCTGAGGTATAACATAATAATTGTTGTTGATCATCGTAAGATCACGGAGTTTAACGTTATCCCGTATACTTTCAGGAAACTGTATTGCTTGCCAATTATCATCCGCAAACCTTGAATGGATGAGCAGCTCCACACCAAATTTATAGTCTGTCTCAAAATCAATACACCTACCCTCTGCTCCAAACCAAAGTATGTCAGGTAAGTTCTTAAACATATCAATGTAAATCTCACTCGGCGGGCTACCCGCTCTTGTACAAGGGTCTATGCAATATGCTGTCTTGTCTTTCACGATCCGGAGTTCTGTGCTGAAGAAATTCCTGTAGTGATACCTACTGAGTGTATCTGCAATGACATCATTAAAGCCTCTGATCTCCTCCGGAAATCGATTATAGTCCTGTACGATAGCAATATAACCTTTATCCTTAATTTCAACGCCATATATACCCTTAGTGGGAAACTGGCCATCAATCGTATAACCATCATACCCTGTCTCCACCGCATCTCTTATGTTCTCCTCTACAATAAATTTCTTGCTATATTTCATTGCTCCGAGGCTATGTTCAAGTTGATCGAGTTTAGGTTCTATAAGCTTGTAATTCTCTGCATAGAAGGTCTCAGTATCTCCCCGTGTGACATTGATCTTGACAAATTGGTCTGCATGCTGCTTGAGATATTTCCTCAAAGATTCCATCCCGATCACAACTTCATATTTACCAACCGGTAATCCAAGTGATTTGAGATGTTCCTTGGATTTGTCACGATAAATCTCCAGTTCCTCTCCCTTTCTGCTGCCCCAGACCCTCTTCCCCAATTCTTCGAGATGCACCTGTATACCCCCACAGTAGACATCCGGAAAGACGAACAAATCCACATCATGAATTATATCAAAGAAATCATATATTTTCTGTATCCCCGCAAGCCCGCTTCCGATAAGTAGTTCATTTGAAGTGGGAAAGGAGTTCTGCCATGGGTTGTAATAGTAGACCTTTCCAAAGTACTTAGCCAGAGTTACAGCCATCTCAACAAATAAACCATTATCATAAATACAAACTGATTTCGTGTTATAATTCTGGATCATCATCATCCTCCTCGTCACCTTCTAAGTCTTCATTTTCTATAAAAAAATTACCCATGGCATCCTCGTCCTCATCTCTTTCATCCACATATCCGAGTAATTCCATATCTGGCATCATATCTTATTCCTTTATACCAAATATTCAATTGTTATTACTCCTCGGTTATAGGAAGTAACATCAAACTCGGTAGAATCAAAATACCCCGAAGTAGTTCTTACAATGTTAATATTGGTATTATCTATAAAATAACCACCGTAATAAGAACTGCTTGATGATCCAGACCCAAAAATAGAAATACTATACGTATTAGCATCATCAAAAATTAAAATATCTACAGAAAGTATTTTTGATCTGGTGAGACCATGTGCAATCGCTACAGCCGTACTACTATCCATATTCCAATCACCAATATTTATTATCTTTGTTTTCTTTAGTTGTCCGGTAATTGTTTGGGACACATTTTCATCGATTGTTGTACCGTCTGGCTTATAATTATTTATAAATATAGTATTATCTGTATGTGAATTATAATTATGGTTTATTGTATTTGCATACCCGTTATAAATAAAATTATTTGAAAAACAATTTCTTCCTCCTCCATCAAAATAGTAAGCATCTAAATCTAAAACACATCCACTTACATTTATTCCAGTAGAAGTATTAAAATAAATTGAACCTTCAAACATATTACAACCCACAATATTATAACCAATAGTTATCATTTGACACCAAACTGGATAGGTATTGTGATTAAGAAGACATCCGACTAAATTACCATGTCCATTATTTGCAATGGTGTTTCCATATAAAAGTACACCGTAATAACAATCATTTATTTTACAATTAGAAACAGTGTTGTTTCCAGACTCAATTGTAAGTCCTTCTCTACAACCATATATATCAAGATTATTTAATCTTATATATTCCGCATAATCAGCATCAAGAAAAACACCTTCATAACAATTATATATTTCACAATTCATTATAGATAAATGTGTTAGTCTATCTCTTGCAGGATCATAAGTATTGATTCCTTTAAGATCAAATCCTGAAATTATAACATTATCAATTTTAGTTATTTTTTGTGAAGCAACAGTGATACCATTTCTATTCCCTGCAGAAGTCACAGCCTTAAATGAAGTGGCCACCCCTCCGTACAGTCGTAAATTTGAATATCTGACATTTACAGCAGGAGCAGTCCCATCAAATAATGAAGTTGATGTTTCTCCAGTTTTTAAAGTTATTTGAGAAGAATAACCATCTCCAAAAATAACTTGGCCATCAATAGGAACTAATTTTTTTGATATATAATTTCCAGAAGGAAAATAAACAGATAAATGTGCATTTAGTGCGTTTTGAATTGCAGTAGTATCATCAGTAGAACCATCTCCTTTTGCACCATAATTCTTTACATTACCAGCTAATCTGGAAGACAACATTAAATTTGGAAGAACATTAACAGCATCTGAAACTTCTTCTGCTGTAACATAACTCCCCGTAACAGCTCCATCAAGTGCTCTTGCAATATCTGCTGCAATTACAACCCCGTCATCATCAGGATCATATTCTGCCTTATACATGTCACCACCACCGCCAGTTCCACCCATATTATCATAAAGATATTGACAATTTTCAATGAGCTTATTAAGGTAAGTATATACCATCCACTTACCCTTAACAATCAGATTAATAGGCGATATGGTATTCCAAGCCATGATATTCCCCCTAAAATTTCAACCAGCCGAGCTTATGCATTCCCCAGATTCCACCTACCACTGCAGCAGCTCCGAAGGTAAAGCCCAGTCCTATTTTCCAATTCTGTGATTCAACTGTTATTGGCAACCATGCTTCCTGAGAAAAATCTCTCTGAAATAAATTACCCTTAATCCCCACATGTAAAGTATCACCCTTCTGATCTAAGGTCTTCCAGTCAATTTTTACTGGGTCATGATCATAATGCCAGAGAAAGCCCGTCGCCTGTTCAAAAGTGATGTCCTTTGGCCTCTCTACGGGCTTGGAAACAACCGGAGTAACAACTGGCTGTACAATGTCCTTGTCCATATAATCATAAACTATATATCCCGTCAAAGCTGCAGCCAGTGTATGGGAAAAGATCAATATAATTATAAGAGTCTTGTTTTTCATTTGAGTATTGAAAACCTCCTGATCCCATTTTGATTAACAAAGCCCATGACGGGTAACTGTTCTACTTTGTGTACGTGTGTATGCTCAGAGAAAAGTTTAAATTTCAGATTATCTCCCAGCAGCGCAGCAACCTCGTCCATGGTAATTGGTTTTCCTTTCGATCCAAGCGTAAGATCAGTACCTATAACATCAGGATCGTCGATGTCATCCTTTGTCACTGGCAACCAAGCGCACCGGCACATATAATGTAGAGGCGGATCATACTTTGATCGAGTTGCTGAGTCTACATCAACCACTATTCCGTCCAGCCTTTCACATAGAGGACATGTCACCTTATCCATAATAGCAGAGAACATTACCCTTGTGACCTCTTTCCCTGCACCGAGTAGTCCGAGTGCTATGGCCTTGGCATTTTCCCTCAGATAATCCTCAAAAGCCTTGCCCAGAGTAAAGCCTATTTCAGTCTCAGATATATTCTGTAATTTGGTGTCGGAAATGAACCCTGTGATTGCAGACTTGAGTCTGTCAACTATCTCGTTTAAGGAAAGCCTCGATCCGAGATCAGATGAGAGCTGATACTTGATCATGGACTCATAGTCAGACGTCAATTTGTCTGCAGTCACGTTAATACGAAACTGGATGAACTGATTGGATGTATCAGTTGAAGCCATTCTCGTCTTACGCTCTACTCCCGCTTTCACGTTGGAATAGACATTACTGTATATATCTTGCAAAAACTCCTTAAAAAGCCTCTTGATCGTGAAATCCCGTACCTCTATGTCCTTCACAACCTTCACAAACTTAGCATCAGGAGAATAGCTCGCCTTGATATAATCAATTATTCTATTCTCCTGTGTCACGAGTTCTTCTCTAAGGTCTGCCTGAAATTGAGTACTCCGAGAGTCAAGGAATGATTCAATAGATGAGAAGTTATATCGCTGCTCAAGCTTATTGAAAGCACGCCACCTTCCCTCAGATAATTTCTCTTCCTTTTCTTTTTTTTCCTTTTTTCCCTTGTCAGCTCCTTTCTGATCTTGTTTGTTATTTCTATCTACAACAGCATCCTCTTTTTTGCCGTTAGTCTTGGGAGTTTTAGCCTCTTTCCCATTCTGCTCTTTCATCTGATCTGGCGGGATCGGCTCTCCATTCTCATCAATGGGAACACCGTTTTCATCAACCTGTTCTTCTTCAGGTACTTCCGGCTCTTCTTCCTCAACCTCTTCAAATGGAATAGATGTCTTATCAATAAGATATTGTGTCGGGACTTTGAGCTTGCCACTGCTAACGAGTGTCTCTACCAGTTTATTAGTAATATCCTTACTCGTATCACTGAACTCACCCGATGCAACATGTACCTCAACATCCTCGCCAAAGTTCATCTTAACGAATGGCTGCACCAAATCCTCATCTATCTTAGTCACTATTGCATCGAGAAGCTGCTCTTTTCTGGAAACAAATATATCCTGATATGCTTCTACTGAAGCCCTCGCACCAACTTCTCCCTGTGTAAGTGCCTTTTCTGGAATAATGAATGCCCTGAGAATCGCCTCATCAATGTATCTTGCCCTCGTCACGAAAGGATCAGTCCTATCCTCTGCATCAAGGTATTCTATGTCCCAGAGCAGATTACCTTTGTCATCTCTCTTTGATGGGATTGATACCACACGACCTTCTATTATCCCCGTCAAAAGTTCAAGTATGACGTCCTGATTATCTTTTACTGTCTCCCCAACCTCTGTAGTACCGACTGGGTATAGACCCTTCAAAACACCAACACCTATTCTCTCCAGCCATCTCATGTGCCACTGTCTATTAAGTAAAGCATCAAACCAGTAAGAATATGCAGGTTCAAGGGCTGATATCCCATAAAAATTCCCAGATTCCAGCATATGTGTGAAGAGCAGAGCTTTATGATCTGTATGTAAAATCTTCTGCTCAACTCCATACTGTTCAAATCCACTAAAATTCCCAGTTAATGGCTCTGTTAAAATACGTACTGTTTCAGGATCAAGACCCTTTGGCGGTCTGAGTAAAAGTCCCTCATATATCTTCTTTTCTTTTTCTCCTGTGTCCGGATCAACTTTGAAGTATGGCAGCTTCCCATATTCCCACAAGATTTCTGCCGGTTTCCATCCAAATTCAAGCTGTTCCAATGCTTCATTGATGAGCTTCACCCAGAATCGCTTGAATAGAGCTTCAGTAATAGTCTTCTCATCATTATCATCATCTCCCTCAAACACGGGCGGAACTGTCGGCAATCCGAGCTTTATAAAATTAAGCCCCAGCCAACACATGGGATACATTCTCATTCTCTTGTACTGCGCCGGTATTCTTTCAGACGTATACGGCAGTATATTACTGAGGGTTCTATACAGACCAAGGTATGTCAACTCATTGAGCAATACCTCATTATTAACTTTTGTTATCTTATTTTTATCTGGCATATTATTTACCTTTCATTTCATCTGGGATATCTGCAACACTACCTGCTGCATCTTTTAAAGCCTTGATACCACGTTTTTCCTCACCTTCAAAGAAAATATCTTTCTGTCCCCAAGTAGCAACCTTTACAAGTACTATAATCTCTGCAAACAATATTTCCATAAGAACATCGGATATATTGACTTTGTTTACATTGCCCAGAGGAGAAAGCAAACGAACCCACATATAAATATATATCATTTTTAGGAACATGAATGCATAAACATACGGCATAAACAGTCTACCTTTCCGGTAGAACATCATTTTGAGTAATGACTTCATCCTTCCTCTCTATAAACAATGGACTCTGAATTTGAGTCGGCTGCAATATCTCATTATAATAATCACTGTTAATGTTGAATGTATTCCGTTCATTAAATTCCTCTCTTTTGCCCTTGTTCCACTGATTTATTGGCCTAAAATATCCTACTACTCGACTAAATACCTCTACTGGAACTCTTCTTTCTGGCATTATTTTACTCCCATTACTTGTGATTTGAATTGAGGTCTATTATGCTTGCTCGTATCCGGAGCTGGAGCATATAAATCCTGTCCCGTTAAAAAATTGATACCATGTACCAAAGCATCAAGTCTATTTGGCGATTTTTGACCTTGCTGCCATTCACAGAGTTCATCCTCAAGTAATCCAAATGTCCCCACATGATGTACTCTTCCCTGCTCATATAATCCCGACACCGGCTCTGCTCTAAGAGTTTTACCTCTACTGGCCGTGATTACATGTACTGTATTATTCCTATCAACATTGCGGATAGTGGACTTGACCATCGCTCCGCCGAAGTTTTTCTCTGCAACGTATGCATCACATTTAAACTTATTATATCCTGCCTGTGCCTCTCTTGCCCATCCATCGGGTGAAGCTTGCAACGAAAGGTCTTCAAATACGTAATAATGAGTCATATCTCTATTTCTCATACCCTCAAGTGCGCGACCCTCTCCCACAACAATTATTCCATTTTCAGTGGCTTCCTTTCCTTCCTCAGGTTCTGTACCTGCAGGGTCTATTGAAACAACTATTCTATGACACGGAGCTGCAAGTGATATCCTGTAATCATCAAGCCATTTTCTTTTCCAAAGGGCATTGGGATTATCATCCAGTAGTTTCGCATAAAGTTCCTGCTTGCCAATCCTTGTACCCTCATATTTTCTGATGACTGTATGAATAAACGGAGCAGCGAGATTATCCATGTTTTCGTATGTATTCCCTGCCGTGACTACTGTTGCGGGATCATTAATTACTGACTTAAGAAATTTGGTTGGTTTTGGAGTAGTAGATACCATGCAGAGTGGATTCTCACCAAGACGGAGTCCAAGCATGATATTATCATATGTATCCTGAGGATATTTCCACTTAGCTAACTCATCCATCCATACAAGGTCTGACTGTGCACCACGTGAAGAATCAGGTTCTGTCCCATAATAGATATTGGCTACTGCTCCATTCGGCCAATAAAGAATCATTTTTGAAGGTTCATATGTCGGCATAAACCAAGGCGGGGAATGTTGAAGTATTCCGCTTTCTCCTTCAATCATTATCTTTCTTACATCAGTTGCATTCGCTCCAACAAGGGTAACATATCTATACCCATGATTCCTTACTTTTTCGATGACCCATTCTGCACCTGTTCTTGTCTTACCAAAACCACGACCGGCCAGTACCAGCCAGATAAACTTATCTATCTGCTGCAATTCTACCGGTTCTAATTGATTTTTCCTCGCCCAGAAAGACCAATCATAATATAGCCCCATGAAATCCTCATCCGTAAGTTTCCGCAGCATCTTCATTCTCTCCACATATGGAAGAGCTATAAGAACCTGCGCCAGAGAAGCTGTATTTAGATTGAGCTTAGACATTATTATCTTTTTCCTGTTTTTGTTCCTCTTCCGTGAGTTTCATGAAACGATCAAGAATTTTTTGCTTTAAGGCATCTATATTATTAAACTCTATGGGCTTACCATTGATCCCAGACAACTCATGCCTCTTAGCCAAAGACAGGTGAAGACCAAGTATATCATGTGCTCGGTTCTTGTCCCATAATTTTAGTTTGATTTTCTGCTGTGTAGTTCCGTCCGGTAGTAAGTTAGACGTTATCTCTATTGCGGAGATAGGTTTGGTGTCTATGTCCGTTGAGTTAAGGATTCTGTCTTTAAGCTTAACATTCCCATCTCTATCATAATCCAAATACTCCCGAAGGTCTGAGAATGCCAGTGATTCTATTTCCTTCCTTGCCCTGAGGGTTAGCCCTGTCTTATCCCTTAATAATTCATCAGCCTTGGCCTCGATTTCCTTCCTAACATTAACCTTTCTTAATAATTTACTACAAGAGACTGCTGCTACATTGGCCTTTTTAACCTTGTATATCTTCTGATAGGCTCTTGTTCCATTAAAATCAATAAGGTATTCGAGGACGAATCGCTTCTCTAACTGGGTAAGGGGCTTCTCTTCTGTTTTTCCCTGATCCGTCGCCATGAAAACACTCCTTTTTACTATTTACTGTATAAATAAATAGTGGAATGTTTTCTGGCAACTACTGTTCTATTCCATTTTGGTTTAAGAGGTCTTGGATATAACCTGCTTCATCATACACATTATCTATTACTGCATCTTTCATTTTTTCGGCATTCTTATTATATTCTACCTTGGGATGACGAATATTCTCCAGATGCTCCTTGATTTCCTGTATCACATGTACTGGTATTCTAACCATCACATCACTCATAGTCCCCCCCTTATATTGGTCTCTATTATCTTAATACAATCACCATATGCCTCTGCTTTGGCTTTATCACTATCAAATCTACCCATAAAATCAGTGAATAAATTTATCCTCTTTTCGCAAATCTCTTCCTTAGCCTTAGCCCAGTTCAAAATTTTTCTCTCTCTAAGTGGCTGTACTTCATCCTTATAAAATATATACGATCTGCCATTAGACGTAAACATGTACTTATTAGAACCTACCATTATTTCCTTGACTTCTATTATTACCTTCATACTACTACCTTGGATTTATTCTCCCTAATCCGATTAAGGCATCTTTCTAAGATTTCCCTAACTATACCTGTATCAATCCCATGATCACGCATATATCCCTTTGTCGCCTCAATTAATTGATCGAGTGCCTTAATATCACTCTCCCTCGCTATCATGGGATATCTCACCATAAGTCCACAGTGAGGACACCTACACTCATCCAGATCATCTTCTAAGTCCCTAAACGTCGGCACTACATTAACAATCAGGAACTCAGTTTCCCTCTCTATTTTTATTTCTACCGTTTCTCGCATTTTTCAATCTCTTATATATGTAATTAATTTCTTTATGATCCGGATCAACGCAAGTTTCCTTCTTAGGATGAAGCCCACATCCGTAATCCTGCGCAAGGAAACATCCTTCACATGCTCCATTTTT